CCGATCCTGACTATCGCTGAGCCGGACGCGATGCACGGCAATTCGCATTCTCCAGCCATCTCCGAAGAACTTATTCAAGATTTCCACAGTCTTGCCGTCGTCGGCCGCCGCGACTTCGGCGACGAACTGCCCGAGCGGGCCACCGTCAACGTCGACGATCGCGCCAGGCTTGAAGACGCTGGCGCGCGTCTTGTCGAAAAGCCCGCTGGCCTCGGCGGTCGCGATCTTGTCGATAGCCGCGTTTGGGACGCGCGCCGGGCGTCCGTTCTCGTCGGCCAGGATCGCCTCGACCCCGTGCGTCGTGCGGATCGGGTGCCAGCAATCGAGCGGCCCGAGCCCGACGAAAAGGTACCGGGTGAACAGCGGCCGATCGACCGCCTCGCGCTTCCTGGCGTGCGTGCGCCATACCCTTTGCATCGGTAGCAACGTGCGGTAGCCGAGCGCGTCGAGGCCGCCGCGGGCGCGGCTCTCGCAGTTGATGTTCGTGTAAACCACGAACCAATCGACCGCCGCGGCCGGCGTCCGTTTGGCGCGCGGCGTCACGTAGTCCACTACGTCGCCGATTTTGAACGGTGCGTTCATGCCGCGACCTCCTGGGCGCAGCCAGGTGGCCATTGCGCGTCGACCAGCCACCCGCCGCGGCTGTCGCGCGGAAGTCCTCGCCCGCGCGTTGCGCGGTAGTGCGCGTCCCAAGCGGCTAGCTCGCGGCTTTCAGGGGGCGCGTAGAATTTCCCGGCCGGGATCTCGATTGCGGGCGCAGTGGGCTCGCCAAAGCCCTCAAACCGCCGCTGCGTGACGAACCGGCAAGCGTGAACCGCCGGATGGTCCGGCTTCGATTTAAGCCATGCCGCATAGCGGGGGACGGCTGCGACGATCAGCGCGCGATCATCGCCACTCGCCTTTTGCCACGCCTTCCACGCTTCGGCTTTCGACATGACCGGGGTGCGCGGGTACGGTTTCCAAAACTGCTCGTCGAATTCGCTCGAATACCGAGAACCGCGCGCCTCGCGCGCGCCCTCTTTCTTTCTTTCTGATTCTGTATCTGTATCTTCTGTCTCTGGGGGTGTTTCCTTTACCGTTTCTGTAACGTTACACTTGGCGTTACGTTGGCGTTCCCGAAACGCTGCAACGCGCTCATTAGAAACGTCGCTCTTGTACTGGCGTGACGGCCAGTTGTGCGGCTCAAACCCTTGTGCGTCCTCGTCAATCAATCCAAGCGCGACGAGTTGGGTTATGACGGCCGCTGCTTGCTGCGGCTTCATCCGCAGCGAAAAAGCGACTTGCGCGATAGGAGGAAGTCGACCCTTATTTCGCGACGCGATGCACCACAAATTGACCAGCGCGCGGAATAATTCCGGCTCCAAGCATTGAACTTTGGGATCGTCGACAAGGTCGTCATAGACCCGGAACCACCTAGCCATGCGATTTCTCCAAAGCGGCCTTTATCTTCGCTTCGTTCTCGACCAGCCATTGCATCGTCGCGACCGCCGGCTCGAGGTCGGCGAGAAAGGCGTCGATCTGGGCGACCTCGTGCAACGGCCGCTTGCCCTTCGTGGCGAGGTCGTGGACGTTGTCCCGGTGGCCACGCAAATTGAGGTACGCGCGCTCAACCGCTGTCGCCTGGGCGTGGATCGTGACCTTGCTCATAGCCATGCGGCCTCGCGACATTGCGCAGTGAGGTCGCGGATCATGTTCGCGAGGTCCGGGCTGACCGCCACGCGCGCCTCGATCTTTTTCAGCCCTTGGACGATGGTCGAATGGTCCCGGCCGCCGAACAGCGCGCCGGTGCGTGGCGTCGAAAGGCCAGCGACATGGACGCAAAGGTAGTAGCCGATGTAGCGGGGGCGGACATAAATCGCGCGCCGGCAATCGCCCGCCAACGTCTCCACATTTAGGCCGAAATGACGCGCAACAATCCTCAGAACGCGGATGCCTGATATCCGGATCGGCGCGTCATCGTCGGGCCTGACCATGAACCGCTCGCGCAGCGTTTCGTTAAATTCGGCCAGTTCGCCGAACCAACTCGGGAGACCAACGTTTGCAGGGAGATGCCGCACGAGCCGCACGAGTGGTGCGGGCTTCCGTGGCGGAGTGTCCCATAGTCTCTTGCGTGCCGCTGCGTAGTCCGAGCGCAATTGATCGACGCTACGGGCCGGATCTGGCCCGAATTCCAACGTAGGCATAGCCTCTCCCCGTGCCTCCCCCGAGGCGCCGCGCCGCGGGGTTATTCCGTCAGTTTTTCGTTGCTGTGAGTTCGGGTGCGATCCAGACCGCGAAGCGCGCGAGCCGCGTCGAGCAACGCAGACACATCCGGGCTGTGGAAATCCGCGTCCCTGACGTTGAGCGACATAGCCAAGTGCTCGAACTGTCGAGCAAGGTTTTCAGCTTCATATCTTCCCGCCGCCGCTTTGAGCTTTGCAGCCGCCCCCCGGCTACTCGTCTCGCCGTAGAACGCCGCAGACGCTACGCGCGGCGATATCCCTGCCCATTTGGCGACGCGGCCGAGCCACCCCTTTCGGTTTTCACCGGGGAGCAGCGGGCCTCCGACCGCAATCACCAAATCGCGCATGGAGCGAAATTCCATAGCCATTCCGTGTCCCTCCAATCAGGCTGCCCAAGTGATGTGGCAACCGATCGGAGAGCTAAGCGCTCGACTACTCGACAAACTGCGCCGGAACGCGACAGGGACACCCGGCGGAACTGACACAGAAAACGCCCCCGTTCCGACGAACGGGGGCGCTAAAGTCATCGCATTGCAGCCCCGGAATTCTGCGAGCGTCGGCGCTGTTGCGCCGAGCGATCTAGCCAAGCCGCCAAAAGATCGTCCGAAGTCACCTTGCCGCCGGTGGCCCTACTGATACGATCCTGCGCAGCAGGGCGGGGAAGCCGGTCCCCGCGCGCCCATTTGCCCACGGTGCGCGGCGAGTCGGTTCCTACACGGGAGGCAAAGTCCCCATGTGTGAGCCCTTCGGAAAGCAGATAGTCGGCGAGCTTCATTCCATCATCATGTACCCACTGCGGGCACAATGTCAAACGATTTAGACGCCCCAAATTGGGTTCCTTCCCCTGGCGATGGGAGCCGGGTAGGCAAATCGTTGATGACAAACAACCTCCGAGCGTTAAGACTTAGGGCGAAGCTTTCGCAAGACGCCCTCGCCCGGCGAATGGGCACAACCCGAACCCAGTATGTGAAGCTGGAGCGGGGCGAGCGGCGTCTTTCGGAAGACTGGATCAGGCGGGCCGCCGAAGCCCTCGGCGTCACGCCGGGTGCCATACTGGAACGCGGAACGGTGCCGCTTGTGGGGACGGTAGGCGCCAGGGGAGAGGTTGTGTTCGGCGTATCAATTGGCGCGGAAGTCGAAGCACCCCCGGAGTCGTCCCCCGAAATGGTCGCATTACAGGTGGAGCACGGCCCCCTTCCAGGGATCGCGGAAGACGGTTGGTTGGTCTATTACGAGGACCGCCGCGAGCCGGTTTCCCCCGAGTTGGTGGACTGCCTTTGCGTGGTCGGCCTGCCGGACGGCCGTGTCCTCGTCCGCAAGGTGCAAAAGGGCCGCACGCCCGGCCTCTATCATCTGTACGGAGCCGGTTCCGACCCGATCTTCGACCAGGCTCTCACATGGGCCGCGAAGGTTGCATGGATACGCCCACGGTAAGGCCGTAGCTATCTCGCACCGCACTCATTAAGCTCAAAACCTAACCCTAACCCGTAATACCGCACCTATGCTTAATGGCATCGGTGCTATGTTTTTGCCACATTGTCCCCAATTTGGGGTTGCCAAGTGTGCCCAACGCGGGTACAGTGCTCTCACGATTTGAACGGGAGCACGGGCCATGCGGACCTTCGCCGACCTCGCCGACTCCATCCGAAAGACGCTCACCATTGACCCGGCCGCGGTGATCGAGATCGCCGCGTGTCGCGCACGCCAGGAGCACCGGGCCTGCGCCGCAATGGGCTGGCACCGCTCTTTCCTCGCCTGCGCCGAATGGTCGTTCGGCCTGACCTGGGCCGAAGCCGAGACCGTCCGCGACAACGCCATCGCCTGCGCCGAGCGCGCCAAGCTCTCCCCGATCGAGCGATGGGCGCGCACCGCTGAACTCCACGCTGAGATCGCCGAGACCGCAATTCCGCCGCGCCACGCCGAGGCGGCGCAGTTGCGCGAGGGCGCCGCGGCGCTCCGATCCCTCCTGCGGGCCGCGTGAGGTCGCCATGTCCGACACCCTCGACGCTTTGGTGAAGTCCGTTTCGCGCACCGCGCGGCTCAGCGGCATGTGTACCGCCTACGCGCGCGTCCTGCGCCGGATGCGGGACGCCGGCATGGTCGGCACCGATATCTACAACGAAATTTTCGACGAGTTCATGGCGGCCGATGAGGATTTTGCCGCCCGTCAGAGCTTCGAGGAGAACAGCGATGCAGCGTGAAGCCTCCAACCTCTGCTCGTTCATCGCGCTGGTGCTGTTCGTCGGCTCCTTCCTGATGATCCTTGCGGCGGTTCACTGACCATGGACCTCGTCGACCTCGCCGAGGAACTCAAAGCGCGCGGCATGCTCTTGGCCGAAGCGGCGCAAGACCTGATCGCGCCCGACTGGTCCAGCCGTGCCTATGCGGCGCTTGAGTTGCTCGCGAAGCGCAATGCCACGGTCCACATCGATCAGTTTCTCGCGGCTTTCACCGAAAAGCCGTCTCACCCGAACGCCATGGGCCAAGTTTGGCGCAGGGCGATCAAAGAGCACCTGATCATCCACTCGGGGCGAGTGAAGCCCTGCGATACCGACGTCGGCAAACATCGTCACCAGTACCCCGTTTACATGAGCCTCATTTACCGGAGGGACGTCCAATGAGCGCAGTCGTCGAGCATATTCCGACGCAACCGGAAAACGCGGTTGCCAACATGATGCCGGTCACGCCGCAAGCGATGCTTTCAACAGCCGTCGCGCGTGGCGACACGGCATTGGCTGAAAAGCTGATGGACCTCGCCGACCGATGGGAAGCGCGCAACGCCCGCAAGGCGTTCGACGCGGCCATTGCGGCGGCGAAGGCGGAAATCCCGGTCATCTTCAAGAACCGCGAGATGAACGCCGGCTCTGGCCGCACGCAATACCGATACGAGGACATGGCCGCGATCGCGAAAGCGGTCGATCCTATCCTTTCCGCGCACGGCCTCGGCTATCGCTTCCGCACCGCCGGAACGGCCACGCATCTCACCGTGACCTGTATCCTGTTCCATGAGGACGGCCATTCCGAAGAAAACAGCCTGACCGGACCGAACGATACCTCGGGGTCAAAGAACGCCATTCAGTCGATCGGCTCGGCGCAGACCTACCTGCAACGCTACACGCTCAAGGCCGCGCTCGGCCTCGCGGCGTCGGCGGACGATGACGGAACCGCCACGGGCTCCGTAAGCGACAAGATCGCGCCGGACCAGCTCGCGCATCTGATCGCGCTCGCCGACGACGTCGGCGCCGACAAAGCCCGGTTTTGCCGCTATCTCGGCGTCCCGAGCCTCGCCGATCTCCCCGCCTCGAAGCTGGCCCAGGCGATCGACGCCCTCAACGCCAAGAGGGCCAAGTCATGATCGCGCAAGGCACGCCGGAATGGTACGCGCAGCGGCTCGGAAAGCTCACCGCCTCCCGGATCGCCGATGCCCTCGCCAAGACGAAATCCGGATGGGGGGCGTCCCGGGCAAACTACATGGCGCAGCTCGTGGCCGAACGGCTGACGGGGCAGCAACAGGAATCCTTCACCAACGCCGCCATGCAATGGGGCACCGATACCGAGCCCCACGCCCGCGCGGCTTACGAATACCACACCGACAACACCGTCGAGCTTGTCGGCTTCGTCGACCATCCGATTATCGAGATGGCCGGCGCCAGCCCTGACGGGATGGTGAGCACTGATGGGCTGGTCGAGATCAAGTGCCCGAACACGGCAACCCATATCGAAACGCTGCTCGGCCGCTCGGCGCCGTCGAAGTACCTCCTGCAAATGCAGTGGCAAATGGCCTGCACCGGCCGCAAGTGGTGTGACTTCGTATCCTTCGACCCGCGCATGCCCGAGAACATGCGGCTGCTTGTGCATCGCGTGAAGCGCGATGACGTGCTGATCGCGAGCCTGGAAAACGACGTGGTCGACTTCCTGGGCGAGTTGGACCGGAAGGTTGACGACCTCCGCAAGCTCTATTCGCTGGCGAGCGCAGCATGATCCCGATCACCTATCAATGGAACGGCGAGGCGATGGTGCCCATGCGCCGGTTTCAAAAAGCGTGCGACCAGCAATTCGTGATCGGCGAGTTCTACCGGCTCGAACCGATCGAGGAACGTTCGGCGCAGAGCCACCGCCATTACTTCGCCTGCATCAACGATGCCTGGCTCAATCTGCGCGACGAAATGGCCGGGCGGTTCATCACCCCCGAGCATCTGAGGAAATACGCCCTCGTGAAAGCGGGGTACTGCGACGAGCGCACCATCGTCTGTTCGTCGAAAGCCGAGGCACACCGCCTCGCCGCGTTCATCAAGCCCATGGACGAGTTTGCCGTCGTGCTGGTGTTTGACGCGACCGTTCGCGTCTACACCGCGAAGTCGCAAAGCCTGCGCGCCATGGGAAAGAAAGATTTCCAGGAGAGCAAGGACAAGGTTTTGGAGATCGTCTCCGAGATGATCGGGGTAAAGCCCGATGAGTTGGGGCGGGCGGCATGAGGCGCGCCCGACTCTCCCGGCTGGATCGTATCCGCATTTTCGATGCAGCGGACGGGGTTTGCTGCATCTGCAAATGCCAGATCCAGCCGGGGGAACGATGGATCGTCGAACATGAAAAGCCCCTTTGGCTCGGCGGCGCTGACGACGACACCAACCGCAAGCCAGCGCACGAGCGGTGCGCGATCGGCAAGACGACCAGCGAGGCGCCAGTGAAGGCGAAGAACGACCGCCAGCGCGCCAATCATATCGGCATCAAGCGCAAGCCCAAGAGCCGGCCGCTTCCCGGCTCTCGCGCAAGCGGCTGGAAACACAAACTGTCCGGCGAATGGGTGAGGCGATGAAGCGAACCGCCCTCGACGCTCTGCCCCTGTTCGCCGACGACGCGGCTATCGGCCAAGCCCTGCTCGGCGTGAAACGCGCCGACGAATGGCGCAAGCTAGCTCCGATATTCGAGGGCAAAGACGGTTTTCCGCCGATCGACGCCACCATGGGCGGCCGATACGTGCCGGCAGTTATCGCGTTTTTCGAGACCCTGTACGGGCTCCGCAGCGACGGGCCGAAGCGCCCTGACGGGATCGAGCGGCCGGAAGCGTGGAATGACCGGCGCCGCCGCGCCGTGGGCCAGCGATAGGACATCACTGCGACAATGACCGCTCGCGCCTCTTTAGCTCCCGCTCGACGGCCGCCCGGACGAAAT